TTGCGGTGGCTTGTAAGAAGCCCTCCAACTTTTGACCTCTGCTAACGCTTCTTCAAAGTTATACGGTAATCTTGAAAACGCCATGTCTTACTCCTTAATGCCGTGGGCGGCTTCGATGGCTCTGGCGAATGCCAAATCAAACTCATGGGTGGGCGGTGACTTGTTCCATTTCATGCGCTCACGGTCAAGAATTTGTGCAATCTCATAGCTTCTCAGCGGCTTGCGCTGTGGTGCGGGTGGGGTGATGTAGAGTGGAATACCCGCCGAGCCATTTGTTACTTCACGCCAAACCCCATCAGTAAATTTAGCGAATTTACCTACAGGCTCCTGCGTTGGCTGTGCGTACAGCCCCAGCTCTTCTGTGACCTCCGTCAGCTTGTCTAGGGCTGCTGTCCTCTTACTGTCAAATCCTGTCATAGCTACCTCTCTACATAAAAATTACGGGCATACAAGGGCAACATTAGACGATGATGATAGGTAATAGCCATCACGGTCTAACTCACCCTGGGGGTGTCCAACATGGGGTTTAACCCTTATGTTGTTCTGCTGCTTCATTTATCAGGGCGCGAGTCTGTCGCGTACAGTGTCAACCTTCATCAAGCCTAATTCCCTGTTTATCGCTTGGGGCAGAACCCTCGCGCAGCCGTTCCCCTTGGGTCAAGCTGAGTGCTTTCCTTCCGCGCAGCGACACATGACGCCCTTGCTAACGTGCGGAGTACGGTTACCGTGAAAAGGACAAAAAAAAGCCGCTTACTGCTGCACTAGTGGAAACCCTCTAAAGGGTAGTGCATGAGTAAACGGCCTTCTGTCTGTCGGTTTCCACGCCAACAGGGGCGAATGTATCACATGAGAATCAGGGCTGCAACAAATCCCCCAAAAAAGGCTAGGACATGGGTAAAAAACAACAGTCCATAACCTCGCATCTCTGCCTCCCACACAGGGTCAGGCGCGTGGGGGAATGCCTCTTGCAGTGTGCGCGGGTAGGTGCGCGTGGTGTGATTCCTGACGGGGCAGTTGTGTCCTTGGTCACAGTCATAGTCGCAGCAGTTCATCTGGGTTTCCTCATCAGTCCCTCTATCACTCCGGTTTCGTCTGTCACTTTTTCAAGTAGGCGCATGGCGTCTTGTATCTCTGGGGGTTGGTTCTTAATGGGCATCACCATATCAGAACCTTCGTACCGGTTGCTATACCAGCCCACAAACCGGCGCAGCAGCTCTATCATCTCAGGGGCGCAAACCATCATGCGCGCGTAGGCGTAGGAGTCCTCTGGGGTTATGGTCTCCCGCGCTGGGAAGTTGGCAATAGTGGTGCTGTGAACGCCTGGGCGCTTTACGGTGATGCTAATGGGGTTGGTCTTCCAGGTGTCGTGCTTGACCAGCCGCCAGATTTCGGGGTTCATCATGGTTTGCCTTACAAGTAGTTGAACAAAAGGGATGCGAGTGCCAAGCCAATGGCGATGGCGAGCGCGTAGTCGAAAAGGGGTGAACGTCTGCGCGTGGGGGTGTAGTGTTGTCGCATGGTGTGCCCCTTATTTGTTCAACATGCAGTCGCGCAGGGTGCGCATTTCATCAGGCCATGACTGCCCGCAGATGTAGCTTGCCCCTTCATCGTCAAGGGTAACACGCGAGTAAATGCCATGCTTTTGCCAAATAGACAGTGGAAGGTTCAGCATACGCGCCAGCTTGTCTTTGGTGGCACTGCGGCAGCCCTTGCCTACCATTGCCACAATATCGGCCTTCTGCGCCTCTGTGAGCGCGTGTGTGCCTTCTGCAAACTTGGCATCGTGAATCAGGTTGTAGAGGTTTGAATTTGACATGGAAACTTCCTTCTCGGTTAATGGCTGCGAGAGTGCAAACCCCATAGCCCTACATGTAAGGCTATGAGAGTGCACTAAATGGGCGAAATGATTCGGTTTAGGGCTGTCTGAATGTGATTGTCGTCAAGGTATTTGTAAAGCGTATCGCATAGCCACGGCGTTAGCCCCGCTGCCCTCACTGCATCCCATTGAAAACGGCGCGTAGTCAGTCCGGAGGCCGCATAGCGTGAACGATAATAATCCGTGTTGAACTTTTCCAATGCTTGCGCCATGTGCAAAAAATGTTCTTGAGTCATTTTCATGGTGTGCCCCTTAGTTAAGCAAAGCACGGCATAGAGCGTCACCCTCTGCGGTGTCGATAGCGGTGCGGATAGCGTCAACGTACTCGGCGTACTGGGGGTGCGTAGGGCGTAACTGTACGCCTCCCGCCTTACGCTTTGACTCGATGACAAGGCCGGAGCTATTCAGCAAATAGGCGGCGTAGTGTGCGGATTCATGGATTGTCAGCATGGTGCACCCCTTAGTAGTTAGCGTTGACATAGTTAACAAGGTCAACCACTGCCTTTGCTATCGGCTGAGTGTTGGCGTATTCAGTCAGTAAACGTCCAAACTCATCATCCTCTAAAAGGATGTAGTCATCTACAAAGGTGTGACCTGACACCATGCCCAATATTGTGCGGGCTTTCATCACGTTGACGTTAAGAGTAAGCATTTCGGTACTACCTTTCTAAGTCCCTGCCTGATGTTAGACAGTGACTAGATTATACGACTATTCTGATAGTCTGCAATAGCCTGAGCGTAAATAGTTATGCTTTTTTTGCATGATGCTAGATGCCCTGGCATTGCCCTAGCCAGTAGCGTGACGCTGAAAACACCCGTTGTGTTTACATAGCTACCTAGGTATACTTAGTCTGTAAAGACTATAAATTATCTATGTGTTTAGTCTGTAGGTAGTCTGTTCCTTTTTTGTATGGGGCATTGGAGTGACTTCCACATCCCGTTCACCCCAGACTATCGCTCCCTCCTAGTCGATAGCTATTGCCTATGGGCTGGGCTGGATTGACCTAGCGCACCTACCGCACCGGCTCCCCGTGGCCAAGTGAGATGGGTTTCAGATGCTGTGTGGTGTGACCTCCACACCTCGTCCCCCCCAAAAAAAAATATGTTTCTGGCTTCTGTGCTACCATTTGGTTATTGGTAGATTGGAGAAGATGATATGCTAGAGATAAAGAGAGAGAGCGGTTATGCAATTCCCCCTGCGCGGGTGGTGTACGCCTATCCCTACGATGAGATGGATGTGGGCGATAGCTTCACGGTTCCGGTAGCGTCCAGGGCTAGGGTGCTGAACGCCAACTACAGGGCCGGTAAACGCCTACAGAGGGTGTTCATAGCCAGAACAGAGGGAGACCAAATTCGTATTTGGAGAACGGCTTAATGTCTGACAGAGTTCAACTGGAAATGGCAGAAGCACGGATGTTGGTTGCGAGTTACTTTGCAGCCAAGCGTAGTCACGGGGTTGTGGCTGCTAACAAGTTCCTCGAAAAACAGTTGAAGAAGTTGGAGAAGTCGTACGGTAAGAAGTCGGACGAGAGACTGAAACAGTACATGCGGGTAGTGGCAGACACAGAACTATTGGTGGACGTATGAAAGTTGCGGTGGTTACTCCTTACTACAAGGAGTCTGTGCAGGTGCTGAACAATTGCAGGGCTAGTGTGATGAAGCAGACCTACTCTGATGTCCAGCATTACATGGTGTCAGACGGGCATCCACAACAGCCTAATTTTGCTTGCTTGCCCAACCACATAGCTTTACCCCGCTGTGATGACTACGGGGATACGCCCAGGCTGGTGGGCTGTGCCGTGGCAGATGCGCAGGGTGCAGACGCTATCCTGCTACTGGATGCTGATTGCTGGCTAGACCCTGACCATGTAGAGCGTATGGTGGACACCATGCTTGCAAAAGACGTATCTGTCGTTACCTGTCCTCGTAAGCTGTGGAGGATGGATGGGACGTATATGGGTGTGGACAAAGAGTCAGATGGTGAACGGTTCAACGACACTAACTGCTACCTTGTCAGACGGGATGCGTTTCACCTCTTCCGCGCTTGGGGACTGAAAGACAAGAAGCTGGCTATTGTGGATGACAGGGTGTTCTGGGCTACGGTGCATCATCATGGTGTGTCTATGGCTCGCAGTAAGAAGGCTACTGTCAACTACCCCACCAGCTTTGCCTTTCACTACACAGAGAGAGATGAGCCTGTGCCGGACGGGGCGAAGGTCATAGTCCAGCAGGGCGAAGAGTTGAAGATGGTCAGTTACCCAGAGTTTGTCAAACTAACAGGAAGAACGAAAGTATGAAAGTAGAGATACACACCCTTGCATGGCCCAATACAGATGTGAGGATGTTGCAGTCGCACAGTGATGTGTGTCTTCATCTGGGAGTGCCGGTGGCCTACACCCTGGAGAAGGTTCCTCACGGGCAGTGGATGGACTCCATCTTGGCTAACAGCACTGCTGACGTTGTAGGCTTCCTAGACATTGACTGTGTGCCTACCAACAAAGATGTGGTTGACAAGGCTATCCAGTGGGCGGCAGAGAACAAGTCTTTTGTTGGCATTGCCCAAGCAAGCAATCACATCTTGCCCAAGTCCCATATCTTTGCTGCTCCTGCTTTCTTCTTCATCTGGCGTGAGACATGGCTGGAGATGCAGCGTCCTACTTTCTCCGAGACTCCTAACGGGGATGTGGCAGAGAACGTGTCGTACGCAGCCGAGATGTCGGAGATACGCTACAAGACTCTGTACCCTACCCACTGGACGACAGAGCCGGAGGAAGGACTGTGGCATCTGCATACCTACGGGTTGTACGGCATAGGCACTCACTTTGAGGGCGGCGTGTACCACCTGTACCAAGGTCGGTTGGAGAGGAACGTACAACTGTTTGTCAACACTTGCAAAGCCATCATAGACAACTGCTTCAGCACCAGTGAACTCAATGACGTTCGCAAACCTTACGCTGGAAAGATTGTGAAGTGAACTTCAACCTCCAGCACTTCTACAAGTTCTGTAGCGAACTCAAGATTGAGACAAAGGAAGAAGGCCTCAAGAAAATGGGCAATCTTCTGGGGACGCAGAAGTATGTGATGAACGAAATAGCACAAGGGCTGGACGATGACATCCACTTCTTTGTCATTCTGAAAGGACGTCAACTTGGAATTACAACTATCTCGCTGGCGCTTGACCTTTATTGGCAATTCACCCACCCTGGATGGCAAGGTACATTGGTTGCGGATACAGAAGAGAACAGGGACATGTTCCGGTCTACACTTGGCATGTACATGGAGGGTCTCCCCAAGGAATACAAAATTCCGCTGGTTGCCCATAATCGAAACCAAATGGTGCTCAAAAACAGAAGCCGAATTTTCTACCAGATTGCTGGCAATAAGTCTCGTCTGGGGCAAGGTAAGGCGATTACTTACTTGCACGGTACTGAAACAGCATCTTGGGGAAATGAAGAAGGTCTAGCGTCCCTGATTGCATCCTTGGCAGAAAAGAACCCTGAGCGTCTGTACATGTTTGAGAGTACAGCGCAGGGCTTCAACATGTTCCACGACATGTACAAGACTGCCAAGTTTGCCAAGACACAGCGAGCAATCTTCTGCGGCTGGTGGCGTAACGAGTATTACACCGTGGATGCAGACAGCAGCATCTACAAGGTCTATTGGGATGGCAAACTCACTGGTGAAGAGAAAGAGTGGGTCAAAGATATAAAGAAGTTATACGGCGTAGAGATAAACTCCCGCCAGATGGCGTGGTGGCGCTGGAAGATGGCAGAAGGTATCAAGGATGAAACCCTGATGTACCAGGAGTTCCCACCCACAGAGGACTATGCCTTTGTGATGACGGGTACTAGCTTCTTCTCCCACAGCCGCTGCACAGACTCAGCCAAGGAAGCCAAGAAGCTATTGCCTGACCACTACCGCTATGTCTTTGGTCAATCGTTCCAAGACACCGAGGTGTTGAAGTCAACAGAGCGTCTGGGGACTCTGAAGGTCTGGGAAGAGCCGGTAGACACGGCGTACTACGTTATTGGTGCTGACCCTGCCTACGGCTCCTCTGATTGGGCAGACAGGTTCTGTATACAGGTCTACCGCTGCTATGCCAACGGGCTAGACCAAGTGGCGGAGTTTGCCACCAGCGAGATGAACACCTACCAGTTTGCGTGGGTGATTGCTCACTTGGCGGGAGCGTACAAGAACTCTACGCTGAACTTGGAAATCAACGGGCCAGGTCAGGCGGTCATCAACGAGATGCGGACTCTCAAGCGCATGGCGGTCAGCATGGGCAACAAGATGGGCAATGACCTGATGGACGTTCTTGGCAACATGTCCAACTACCTCTGGCGGCGTAACGACTCGCTGGGTGGGCCAAGTATGAGCATAGGATTCTTGACCACCAGTTCTACCAAAGAACGGATGTTGTCCTACATGAAAGACTATTTTGAGCGTACTATGATGACGGTACGCAGCATGGACTTGCTGGAAGAGATGAAGACCATTGTGCGTGAGGACGGATTTATTGGCGCACCTGGGCGAGCCAAGGATGACCGTGTGATTGCATCTGGACTGGCCTGTGTAGCCTACGCAGAGCAGGTTCAACCCCGCTTGATAGCCGCCAAGATAACCCGTGAAGTGAGTAAATCGCAGGAAGACTACACCGCAGAGCAACTCTCTGTGGGCAGAAACGTAAGTGACTACCTCAAACGTATAGGGATGTACGGCTCGTGATTGTCTTGACAAAGAAAGAACTGCTCCGGCAGATACAGAAGTTCCATGCTGACAAGGAGCGTGGCATCTCTATCCCCCTGTTTTGCGAACTTGCAGGGGTCAACAAGGAGCATTTCCGAGATGTGTTCATCCGGCAGTGCGAACCGCTGACCGAATACATGCAGATGCGGGTCAACAAGGCCTACACGCAGTGGAAAGCAGGGAACGTGCGGGTAATGCGGCGCAAAGATTTAACCCGATATGTGGAGTACAGGAAGACACCAGAACCCCCGATGATGGCGGGTATGGGGTTGAAAGTTACTTCAGACGGGATAAAAATCAGGGTGGGAATGGTCAACCGCCATGATTACAGTGAAACTGACCTTAACGAAGCACTTAGAGGGTAACTATGGCTATTTTGAGAGACTACTACTGCGAATCACACGGTGTTTTTGAAGCATGGGAGGCTGAATGCCCCATGAAGCACTGCAAAGCCACCATTTCTATCATCCACCTCAAACCAGTGGGGATGAAGTCCGCAAAAACGGCAAAAACGGATAAAACCTTGGAAGGATTGGCAAAAGACTTCCAGATGACCGATATTCAGTCCACAAAAGCCGGTGAACACCAAAAAGGCTATCTCAAGCGCAACAACAAGCTGTCTGACAAGGAATATGCAGAGGCTACAGCGGCGCAGGAACATGTTGAGAGCCAGCGAGCCAAAGAAGGACGGGCTGGTGACGGGGCGTTGTGGGGCAACGGCGGCAATATCTCTATGAAATCCGTCCTTGGTGGACAATTCAAATCCGTCATGGGAGAATCTGTCGGCATCAATCCTAAAGAGGCGGGCAACTTGTCAGGGCCAAAACCGGCATCGTATATTCCTGACCACGAAAACCTTTCAATACCGAAGCCATGAAAATTCCATCAGCCCCACTAGAAAGAGAATTCTTCTATCTTGACCTGATACAAAAGTGTCTGGTGTCTAGGGAGGAACGTAAATCGGACTATGCGGGGCTGCGGAGTTGGTATTTGTTTGGTAACGGGCCAAGTGAAACGCCAGCCCTGTACAACAAAATCTATCCGCACATTGACCAACTGACCTCGTTTCTGTATTCAGCGGAAACAACAAGGTTCAGCATCAACATTGGTGCTGCGGTCAATGAAGCGGAACACACCAAGATTCCAACGCTGACTCGCGCACTCAATGACGAGTGGCTCAACAGCAATGCTGACCAAGTGTTCTCGCAAGCAGTGTCGTGGTCACTGGCTTACGCATCCACCTTTGTCAAACTCATCATCAACAACGGTATTCACCCCTACATGGTGGAGCCTGGTTGTATCGGCGTGTTGCGTGAGGACAGTCCGTACACTGACCGACAAGAGGCAGTTGTCCAGACGTACTACATCACCAAGTCAGAGTTGTACGCTCGCCTGTACTCGCACCCCAACCGCGACAAGATTGTTAAGCGTGTCAGTGCTACCCAGCATGAACGCACAGAAGTTGCCAACGGTGTAGAGAAAATCATTCTGTCTGCTAGCAACCCAACCATGTACGGTAATGTCAACTTGGACTTGTCCGGCATGAACAGGTACAAGGCCACGGTTGCAGAAGAGACTGTGGAGATGACAGAGTTGTGGGTGTGGAACGATGACACCAACGACTACCAGGTTGTCACCAGAGCCGAGCCTGACATCATCATCTATGACCGCGCTGGCGAGTCTGTGTTCTTGAAAGGCGAACTGCCCTTCATCCAAGTTTGTCCCAACCCGCAGTACGACTACTATTGGGGAACATCAGAAGTTGCTCGCCTGATTTACTTGCAGCAGCTACGCACCAAGCGTATGTCTGAGATTCTGGACTTGCTGAGTAAACAGGTATCTCCGCCTACCGCCCTGATTGGCTTTACCGGCATTCTTGACGAGAAGAACTTTGCCCTTAACCGCGCAGGTGGTTTGCTGGCAACCGACATGCCCAACGCCAAGGTGGAGAAACTTGCCCCGACTATCCCGCCTGACCTGTTCAAAGAGATTGGCGAGATTGACGCAATGTTTGAAGAGGCCTCTGGTATCTCTTCCATCCTGCAAGGCAAGGGTGAATCTGGGGTGCGCTCTACTGGTCACGCCAGCCAACTTGCTCGTCTGGGCAGCAGCCGCGCCAAGAAACGGGCATTGGTGATTGAAGACAGCCTAGAAAAGCTGGCTACGCTGTATCTCAAGTGTATGCAGACCTATGACAACACCCATTTCAAGGATGTCAACGGTGTGCCGTTCATTGCAGAGCAGTTCACCAAAGATTTTGTGGTGAAAGTGGATGCACACAGTAACTCGCCCATCTTCATGGAAGATTTGCGCCAACTGGCTTTCAATCTGTTCAAAGCACAAGTTATTGACAAAGAATCTTTGCTTGACTTGCTAGAACCGCCCATGAAACAATTGTTGAAAGACAGGTTGAAGGTGATGGAGCAAAAGCAAGCGGAAAAAGCCGCCCAGCAGCCCCCACCAAAAGAAAAAGCACCCCCCAAGGAGCAATGATGGCAACAAGTGGCACACCCAAAAGCGGAGTAGTTCAACCCCGCGCTGACCAGCCCAGAGTTGGTACTCCCAACTTGCAAAAGCGAGAAGGAAGTCCTGGCTTGACATATCGCCAGACAGGGTATAAAACCAGCGGTGGGCGCAGTCAACGTGACTACGCTCGTAGTTAACTAACAGGAGTTCTCCATGTACAAAGCACACAAGCGCGGTCGTAAGACTCGCCGGTAAGTTTCCGCAAGGAAAAGGGTATGGCTGCTTCCCCTGTAAAGTAAGTGGCCGCCTTGATGAAGGAGCGCATTATGCGTAAAGGTCGTAAAGGACGTAAGTCTCGCAAGTAATCAAGGGTAAAACCTTGGTTGCCTAGAGCAGCACATCATTGGCAGTTGGATGAAAACTAACTGCCACCCATTGACAAACCGTTTGTATGTGTTACAAACGCTAAAAGGAGTCAGTTATGAGTGTACCGGCAGATAAATTGATGGAGTTAATGCGAGGCAGTCGTTCTGCTGGCGCATCAGCCCCCGTCCCTGCCCCCGCCCCTGGTGCAATGCCTGGCGGCACACC